TTTAACTTCCTGAGAATTCGTATTTAGTCGGAAGTCATATGTTCTTGCTATTAGATCGTTAAGATCGTCTCTTCTAGTAAACACCATAGATGGTAATACAAAAGATAATAAGTTAGTATTTACTAAAAGCTCTAGCTCTCCTTCAGTGCTATAGTCTTCTAGTTCGTTCTTATTATCGTCTGTAACAAAGTGGGAGACAGAGCCTCTTACTTCTCTTCCAGATAGAACAAAGCTTGTGGGATAAATTGTATTACCTGCCAAGCTTTGATTAATTGTATCATTTTTTGTCCACGATATTTTATTGACTACTTCTATGTTTATATTAATTACTGAAGTTAAAGTAGTACCATTTACTATAGTGGTTAATGTCGATACTTTAGTGTATTCTCTACTAGGTGTTGGCTGTAAAGTACCTGGTATAGAGGTAACTTTATAAATTTTTGATCCGCTACCAGATAAACTTACTGTTATAGGAGCGTCTCTACTTAAGTTAAATGTAGTAGTCTCGAAGACAGCCTTTTCTAACTTATAAATTATATTATCTGACTCAATATATAAGTCAAAGTATGGAGCAACTCCATTTGTATATGAGGTTGATAGTTCCAATTCTTTCTGTATCGTACTTTGATCGAAAAAAGGTACTGTGAAAGAAAAGCTAGCTACATTGGCTCTAGTAATAACGGCGTGCTCATGGAGATCCGTTTGAGCGTGTAGAGTTTTTCTAGGTACACCCTGTTCGTTAAAGGTCTGAGAGGCAGAAAGATCAGGATATATCTCTAGCCTATACTTTAGTCCCTCATAAACTAAGTATAGTTTTGAATTGCGTTTAAAGTTGTACATATCCTACAAAAAGGGGGAGCAAAATGAACTTTTGCTCCCCGAATTTATCCAATTATAAATTGTATGGTTCTAAAAGTCAAGAACTATTTTTCTATGACCTTTATCAGGCAGCTACGTAAGAAATCTTCTCGATTTCGTTTGTACCACTGATATTAGATGGTAGCGCAGTAAAGTTAATCTCTAGTGCGATAACGTCATCGTTATTGATTGTAGGAATTTCTAAGTGGCACTGTCCCATTTTGAACTGTACACCTGGACCTACTGGGGCATCATTTACGCCATCCTTACCACCTACATAGAAGTCGAGAGCAAATGAGTTTGTAACTGTTGTTAGAGCTCCCTGTAGATCTGATAGTAGGTCAATTGAACCATTTGTAGCTTCGTCAAGATAGCAAGTGAATGAGCCTGATACTGAACGAGTTCCTGTAACGTGAGCAATTGGCTGGTTAACAACACCAATGCTTTCTGGTGTTAGGAAGCTGATGTTGTTGCTTAGGGTTAGACTTCCCCCTGTTAGAACGATGTTATAAGTCTTTGAGCTACCTGAAACCGAACTTACTGCCTTTAGAGCTGTTAGACGGTTACGAATATAGTTGCTTGTTGATGTGATACCAGTTGTGATAGCTGCTGAGGCATCGAATGAAGCCTGTTCAGCAATACTTCCACCCATACCTGACCATGAGATCATTGAGATACCGTCTACTTCGAAGTTAATTGTAGCTTCGTTAGCAACACAATTTGGAATCTTATAGATTGTAGTAACTTCACTTGCAGTGTAGTTCTGTGGACCAGCTCCTGCTTGGTTTCCGCCTAATACGAAGTATAGGTCAAATGTGCCTAATTCTGATACGTTAGAATCTGCAAAGTCGAAGTCTAGGGCATCGGCATCGCGAGTTACCGCCTTTGTCCACTCACCAGCTGTATATGTATTGTTAGCTACGAAGTTAGCCCATAGAGCTTCTTCAACAGCCTTAACAGTTGTATTTAGAGTTGGACGAACGTATACATCGAAACTCCATTCTGATGGAGATACTGAGTCGTTGAACACGCGCTGACCACGACGGCTAGCACCAGTAGCATCAGACATTTCTGATAGCGTAATTGTGCTTGAATTTGTTGTTTGAGAGAATGAATATCCGTTTAGAACAGGGATCTCCCAGATAGTTCCATTCTTTGATAGGAATACCTTAGTATCTCTACTGAAATAAAGGTTTGAGTCACCTACTGCCATTTTTATTTCTCCTAAGTACTACCTTTAGTACTTAACCTGTAGGGTCATTTCTCCTACACCTAATGGTGCTAGAGCTCCCTGATCTGTATCAATTAAAGTTATGATTATGTCTCTTGTATAGCTCAGATTGCCTGAAGAGTCTTCGTATGCCAACCTGCCATTGTTATCTAAGATTATTTCGACGTCTTCGAGAAGTCGTTCTAGAGCTAATATAGAGTCTTCTTCGTTCACGTATGCTCGAAGAGTTACATCTAGATATCTATCTTTAAGCCCTGCGGCTTGATGAACGATAGACTCTGGTCCGGCTACAAGACATATACAAGGAAACTCGGATATTTCATCCCAAAATTTCATTCTTGAAAAGGCTTGTTCGCCTAGATCTGTTGAGAAGCCATTAACAAGGCTAATGCCTTTGAGCTTCGTTGTTAAAGCTTCTATAATAGAGCTTCGTCTTGTTTTATTCATTAGGCTCTCCTTGTATAGAATCTGCCAATTGCCATCTCCCTGACAAGCTCTCTGACTGATTTATCTACTAAAGCTCTTGGATCTCTCTGTGGAGTATTCCAAGGGGAGCGACCTAAAGTACGATCGAATACATCGTATGGATCTCGTTCGTAATCGAAAACAAAAGTAGGGAATCCTTCTTTTGTCTGCTCTACGTTTACTATCTTTGCGGAATTACCAAAAGTACCAGTTCTATTGACTAAAGATGGGTACTTCATATTTGCTATTACTCTCGGAGGAAGCTTAGCATTAAGTATAGGTAGAAGACTCGACCAATTTTGGCGTCTTGGAGTTTCGTCTTGCGTTTCTCCATTCCATTTATTTACTCTAACGCTATCTGATAGCGTCTCGTGTTGTTCAGTAGATGTAATCTTGCTGCTAATTTCTTTTGTAGCGGATGAAGTGTATGTCTTTTTAGAGGCGCGTACAGCTTGTTTATCCACACCTTTTACTTTACCCACTTTGGTCTTTTCAAAAGACCTATGAAGTATTCCCTTCGTGATAGTTCTCACACTAGGAGAGGATTCAAAATCTATGAAGTCTACAGTATTTAGAACCTCTGTTATAGCTGTTGTAAACTTAGATCTTAACTGCCTTTCTTCTTTTGCTTGTCTACTATTCTTGTCTCTACTCTGGTCAAAAACGGTTACGTAAAGTATACCGTCTCTCATAGTAGGTTTCTTATTGGTAGACATTTTAAAATCTAATTTTGCTAGTACTTCCTTCGCAACCTTTGAACGAGTAGGAGGTAGTGAGTTAATTACATTAATAAACTTATCTTGGCTAGGTAAGAGTTCTTTTTCAATTACGCTAGTACCTTCCATATGCCCTAGATCAAGAAGACCGCCTTGAACTACTCCTCTAGCATCTTTGAATCCTTTTACTCTTCTGTATAAACTTCTTTGCTTCGTTTTATACTGATTGGTAGAGATAAGATGTTCCTTAACGGCTTCATATACATCTTCTCTAAGTGCTTTAAGATGAGGCAATCGTCTGTTTTTTATAGCAGTTTTAAATACATCTCCAGAGCCTTCTACTCTAGTATTGATAAACACAGTAAATAGCTTATCGGATACTCCAACTACATTTACATTAAATTTTGTTTCTTTAGATTGGAAGGATTGAAATGTTTTATATAAACCCTCACAGTACTTAGTTACAGGCCCTATTAGTATACTCCTAGGTATGTTTATCTTTTTGGAAGTTTCTTTACCTATTACTTGATCGTATACTTCATTTAAAATTTGAGAGAAAGAGACTACGTACTTGTGGCTTTTTAAGTTTAAAGATTCTCGATTTGCATCTTTCTTTTCTACTTTTTTAGTTATTAGTCCAAGTAGTTCTTCTAAATTCTTTTTAGCCATTTCTATAAAGATCCAAGACTCTCACTACATGAGGAGGCCACTTGGACGTTCCCATCTTACTAAGTCCAGTATCTATAGAGGCGGTGCCGATTGACTTTCTTTCTTTGTATTCTTCTTTAAAATAGTGATGAACTAAATCTAAAGCTGCTACTCTAACATCTGCTGGAGTATCTTCGTATCCAGCTGTGTATGTAATTTTTACTGCTCCAAATCCTGATTGCCAGTATCCATTATGAATAAATACAGTGTCAATAGTATTATCTACAAAGTACTCGCTAGCATCCATAGTTTGGTATGCTTCATTATATGCTGCTCTATATTGAACAGACTGTACCTGTCTTACGGGCCACTCATTTAATAAAATAGCGTGTTGAGACTCTTTTATATTGAATGTCTCTACTTTTGGAGTAGAGTAATAATCAATAAATGAATGACCGCAATATGTTTTAACTAGAGCATCTACTGATTCTATAAGACTTGTTAATTCCTCATCACTATCTGTTTTGACGATTTTCTTATATGACTTGTAGTCTGCTAGAGTGATTAATGCTGTCATTTATTTTACTCCAATAAGAAAGGGGGCTGCTGGTAGCAGCAACCCCCTTCCCAGCTATTTCAATTATGAAGCAGCGTACTTTAGACCGATTACAGACTTAGCACCTGGGATGATTTCCTTGAAGCCAAGACGCTGTGAAGTTACTAGCACTCTGTGCTGATCTTCAACTAGGTAGTCGCTTTCTACAGTAACGCCACGCTGACGTGGAATTACGAAGTTGCGCTTGTTGACAGCTAGTGCGTGGTACTTACCAGCAGCTGGTGTTGGGAATTCGTCACAAACCATTACTGGTGAACCGAATACCTGACCAACTTCACCTGTTAGCTTAGTTGCCTGAGTGTTAACTAGGTTGAAGTCCTGGAATTCAGCATCTTCTAGTAGTTCGAAGTAGCACTGTTGTGAAACGATGTAAGCAACATCATTCGCACGTAGGCCATACTTGCCCATCTGCTTACGTAGACCTAGTAGAGCGGCAGCTGTTAGAGCTGTTGCAGTACCAGCGGCAGTTACGTCACGTGAACTGCTTGAAGCATACTTTAGAAGACCTGAAGCAGCTGTGATACTTGAGTAAGCACCGTCTGCGTGTCCACCTAGAAGGATCATGTTTTCTACGCCACGAGCGTGTGAACGGATCATTGCTTCACGTAGTAGTGGAAGAATTGGAAGAATTGCATCTTCTTCTGTTTCGTTACCTAGATAGCTCTTTGCAACCATCTTTACGGTACGTAGTTCGATTTCGCTTAGTGCGATACCACCACGGTTTGTGCCACCACGGGATTCTAGTGTACCATTTGGATTTGTAGCGTCTGTTGATCCAGCATTACCTGTGATTTCAGCATAGCCTGAATCTGGCATGATTGGTAGAATCATTGAAGCGCTGTTCATCGCAATTTCACGGAACATAGGAGCGAGGATTAGTTCGTTCTGAATGTCACGTTCGATGTTTGTTGAAACTTCTTGTTCGAAGTCAGCTGATGAAACCTGCACTGATGAGTGAGCGTTTACCTTTTCTAGAAGTGAACGACCAAAGTTTGTGTCATATCCCTTCTTTGTGATGCGTCCTAGTAGATATGCATCTTCCATATCAGCAGCGAAAGTCTTCTTCCAGCTTCCGTTGTCGCCACGATCAGAGAATACTCTCTTTGACTGGCTGATTGCCTGTAGTTCTGCTGACTTTTCGGCTAGTTCGCCACGTAGACCTTCTAGGGCCTTTTCTAGGTTTACTTCCTTATCTTGGAAACGCTTTTCTAGTTCAGCGTAAATCTTTTCTTCTGAAGAAGCTAGTACCTTTGCGGTAGCAGTAGCAACCTTTGCTTCCATTTCTTCAGCGGCCTTCTTTTCAGCTAGCTCAGCAGCAGCCTTGTCGGCGCGAGCCTTTTCTGATGCTTCTAGAGCAGCAGCTACAGCCTTCTGAATCATATCGTTTTGTTCGTCCATTTTTAATTTCCTTGACGCCTTTTCTTTTACAGCGTCCTCTGATGAGCCTCCGGTTTCAGCGGAAGGCTGACCACCTAGAGTGTTTTCAAAAAATTGTTGTTTGAATTTGAGATAATCGTCTTGATTATCGAATGACTTAGCTACTGAGAATGTAGCATCTTGGTTGCAAGGCACAGATACTACTGATACCTCTAAGAGTTCGGCGTCTTTAACAACTAGCCCATCGACCTGTTTATCATATTCTGCGTCTTTGATTAAAAATCCGACTGAGAAAGTTGATAACACACCTTCCTTCACAAGATTATAGACGTCTCCAGCACTCTTGCTAATGACTCCTTTAATCTGTAGACCTTTATTGTCTGTTCCCATCTCAACTACTTTACCAATAGGTTTATCATAGTTATGATTAAATAGTAAAATAGGATTGGTTTTAAAATTCTTTAATCCGCCCTTAGTCCAAGCCGTTGGTAAGATACGATCACATGATCTATCCATAGCATTTGTACTGGCATACCCGGTGATTTTTAATTCACCTTCATCTTCTTTAACTGCCTTAATAGAAGAGTCTAATTTAAAAATCTTGTTCATAGATTTTCCTTTAGCACTTAGTTCCATCATTGAAGATTCTTCTTCATCGTCATCCTCTGGCATAAACTTTTGTTTATCCCATTCTGAACAAGTACGTCTTGCAGAACAAGTTATATCAAACTTAGTACAGTACCCACTCACTGGATCTGTGTCTGCCCATTTAGGCTCTATTGGAAGCATTGATGCCTTAAAACCAGAAGAGTTTAGACAGTCAATAATTTTAGGGCTATTTTTATAATATTCGCAGTTTTGACACTGTCTAGTTCTGGCTTCCTGCTCTGACATGGACCAAGTTTGAGCCATATTAGCCCAATACTCATTCTCTGGAGCTGTAGGATCCGCTGGCCCTAAATTTGCTTCTTGAATAGTAACTAAATGATTTTGTACATTAAGTAAATCATTGTGTGTAACTGCTGGACATGAAGACCCAAAATCATCAGAAAACTCCTTAGTATAGTCTATAGATTTACCCTCTAGTCTATCTAATGTCTCTGATTTTGCTCTAGCCCATGTCTGACCTGCATCGCCACCCCACAAAGCCCACGCTACTCTACCGTTAGAAGGATAACCAGGTTCTCCAGGACTGAATCCTTCTCCCTGTTTATCTACTTCATGTCTACTGAAAAAACTATGCATTCGTCT